TAAGGGGGTAAGAGGGATACTGGAAAAGACGAGAAAAGAATTTTGTTGTTGTTCCGTCATTCTAAGATTCCGTAAATCTGTTATATTATTGCTGAGCACTTCCAAGAATTAAGTTAGTCTTTTGAAGTATTTTGTAAGACCTCCTGCAGTAAAATTGAACATAAGGCTTTGGTCTATCATAGTTTTTATATGTAAAGTAAAAAAAACGTATCCACCCTTCGGGCAGACCCTCGTGTTTTTTACTTTACATCTTTATTGTGTCACGCTTAGGCGTGACGCTATTAGTAGTATAATAACTATGCTTGACCGAGCTTATTGTTAATTTTACTACAGGAGGACAAAATGACAATTCAAAACACAAACTTAATGGAAGTACTAATCAATAACCTAACAGATACTACATCTAAGAATGACTCTAAGTTAGAGAGTAAGATGAAGTATATCTATAAATGTCATATTGGTACATTGAATAGATTGATTAACAGTATGGAACTAGAATATGAAACTGGTTCTCAGATGTTAAGAGATATCATAGAAGATGACTACGACATGGACTCTAAAGGTGGATATGGTCGTGGTGCATTTGAGAGACAGTCAGGTTTTGGTTTCCCAACAGACTTCGAAAAACTTGATGAGTATCTTGAGAATCTACAGGTTAGAACTCAGCAGTTAACTTCATACAGAGATATTGAGGTTGATAACTATGAGACTAAATTTGGTGCTCTTATATTCAAGAGTGATTCTTCTACTGCTAAGCTATCTAATAAGCAGAAAGCTAAACTCAAAGAAAAGTATGCTAAGGCTTAACAGCCTTAGCAATCTCTACTCAGTTATACTGAGTAGAGATATTATTCTTTTTCTTCGAAAAAGGGTTTGTTTTTATATGAGAACACACAATAAGATATACGACAGAAAATATAAGTAACAATAACTTTATAAGGTGACTGACAAATGAACAAAAAGTACATCAAATTACACATAGATAATGCCAGTAATACTGGTTATAGGAACAAGCACTGCATCAATATGATGCTAGAGTTTGTATTGTCTACTGCATTGTTTTGTATCGTAGGATACGTACTGTATGTAGTATGGCATATATTTTAACGATTCAATATGGAGGACAATATGAATCACATGACAAAGACAGGACTAGAAAGACTAACTGCAGATCATTGGGAAGACTATGCTTTCCCAATAGAAACTGTACCAATCAAAGCTAACGTAGATGATGATCCATCAGGTGACATACCAATACCTGATCGTGTTGCACTGATACGATCTGATACCAATGAGTATCTAGCAACACACTCATTGCAGTACAGACCAGTACTACATAATGATGTAGTAAATCCTGTAATGAATATCCTTGATCGTATATCTATGGATTATCATGTTGATGTAAGGCTGCATGACAATGGTGCATTGATGGTAGCTAAGTTTACTTGCAGAGATATCTTGATAGAAGATCCGTCACTCAATGATTACATTGCTTATCAGATAACATTACGTAACTCATACAATGGCATGTGGTCAGTGATGATCAATGCGTATGGCTTGCGTATGTTCTGCATGAATGAATGTACTACACCTGATAAGATTGCTAACTTCAAACTCAAACACAATGGTATCTTCAACTATAACTTTGAACATCTGGAACATTCACTTGATGTGTTTCGTAATAGTGAAGCCAAGTACAAAGCATGGCATAAGCAAAGTGTAGCAGATACTGTAGCAACTATGTTGTTTGAAAAGATATGTTACTCAGCAAGACCAACAATAGATGGTAAGCACTACAATGCAACGCAGGTATACAATCTTGAAAGACTATGGTCACAATACAAAAGCGAGATGGGTCGCACAGTATGGAGTCTGTACAATACAGTAACACACTGGGCATCACACCCAACAGAAGTATCACGACCAGAAAAGACTAAGGTTGAACGTAACAATGCGTTCACTAAATACTTACAACACAACAACAATATATTTATTGACACACAGGAGCTAATCAATGTCTAATCAATATTACGAACAACTATTAGAACAAACATATGAGAAAGTAGCTGATATGTCTGTTGATAAGTTCATGTCTATGTGCGAAGAATATAAAATAGAAGTAGAAATAATAGATAGTATAGCACAAGAACTAACATACAAACTAGTGGAGGCTAGAAGCGAATGATTACATACACAACAAAAGAACTTAAGTTATGCACAGAGTTTTCTCGTGTATCAACACCTGAGAATTACAGATCTATGTATGAACATTTGGTTGAGGTTGCAAAGCCTAATGCCAATGAGAACGCAGAGATTTGGGTAAACAAAATGACAGTCAAGACCACAAAGATGTGGGAGAAATGCAATGCAGATCAGCTTGATGACTCACATGAGTTGTGGCTTGATGAACAACTACGTAAACAATATTTAGTTTCCTAAGGGAAGCTGCTTACTAGTGCAATCATTATGTCCTCCTATGCCTAATGATTGGTTGCCACACTAGTAAGTAGCATAAATTAATGGGGGATAATAGGGAGGATTACCCCCCTTTTTATGGAGTATAATATGGACAAACTTTTAGAACAAAGACGACAAGGTTATCTTGCCTACTTCAAAGATGGAGTAGCTGATGGATTAATGTATGGCGAAAGAGATGAAACAAAAACGTTTTCAACTTATTATAAACAAGGTTATGATTATGGTTTGACTTTGTATGAACAACAAAACAATCAACCAAATGAGGTAATCTATAAAACATGGGAGCAAAGAAATGGAAGAAAGATTTGAAGATATATCACCAGAGCTAGATGAACTTGATCGTGCAGGTCATGTAAAGATACAGAGCTATTATGATTTTTATCAGGCAATGTTATTCTATCCTGAAAGAAATGATAAGCTACAACCTGCAGGTATGAAGTCGACTGATAGAAATTATCAGTACTGATGACACCTGAACAAAGGTATCAGTACAATAAAATAATAGACACACTTATCAAGCAAAGAAAAGATCAAGGCCTTACTATAGAAAAGTTAGCTATGGAAATAGGTACTGATACAAAAACTCTTGGTGATTGGGAGAGAAAAAATAAAGAGCCAAGACTATTTAACTTGTTGTGTTGGTGCGAGGCATTGCAAGTTTACTTAACTGCAACATTAAATGATGGAGAATTTTAATGGAAAATACATTAAACGATAAAATAAATCTAACTGATGAAGAGTGGATGGCTATATCAGCAACTGTAAAATTTATTCAAAGAAAATTTTATAATGATGATGATGATAAAAGAACTAATACTTATAAAACATTAATAAGTATTAGAGATAAGATAATAAATGCCCAGTAAAAGCAAAATCAAAGGTAACTACCACGAGAATTGGTTTGTAAAACTATTCACTTCATGGAAGTTACCTGTAAAAAAAGTACCACTATCAGGTAGTCTTGGTGGTGAGCATACTGGTGACATCAAGCTAGTAATCAATGGCAAAGAATATGTTGTTGAGATTAAGTATAGATCTGTTGATGGATTCCCTAATCCTTTCAAGGTGTTAGAGAATAGAGATCTTGCTATATACAAACGTAAGAATGGTGACCCTAAATGGGTGGCTATAATTCCAGATAAAATATTTAAGGAGGTAATAAAATGATATGCGTAATATGCCACAAAGATATTGAGCCTGATAAAAATGATGATGGCGAAATTATTTGGGATCAAGGTAATAGTGCAGAGCCTATTGATAAGGGTAGATGTTGCAATAAATGTAATGAAACTATTGTAACTCCTGCAAGATTAACTGAAATAATGTTAGGTGAAAAATGAAATATTTAACTGAAGATTGGCAACCAAGTTCAACAATTAAACAACAACTACTGGAGGTAGATCACAATGAAGAAACTAAATACTTTAAATACTTCAATATCAGAAATCAAGTCAGACGAGAAGACTGGGATAATGAATATAAAAAATGGTGTGCAAGATCAAAGACTCGCAGACTTAGTTCTAACGCAACAAAAAGAAATAACACCAAGCAGAGCAACAACACTAACAGTTTCTTTGCTAGAGTCCATGCTGAACTGCGTAATAAGTGAATCAGTTACAGCAGAATATGATTTCAAAAGATGGGTGCTACCACGTGGTAACATATTCAGTGGCACTATCGAAGAACAAAAAGAACAACACAGAAAAACTATTAACTTGATGAAGAAGCTAATGGTTTGTGCCGATCAATCAACTATCGAGAACTGGATCATGGAAGTCTTGGTTTGTACTACTGCACAAGCAAGACTGACAGAGGCAGACTTGGCTTTGAAGTGCAGGGTATATGCTAACAAACTATCGCATATTCCTGCTGACATACTCAAGGCTGCGTGTGATGAGGTATGTAGAACCAGTACATTCTTTCCTTCACTAGCTGAGTTCATTAAATACACAGACAAATCTTATATAAGACGTGTCCAATTAGTAGATAATATACTCAGTAAAATAGAAACTTACTCAGATAAAAACGATCATAATAATTATTTAAGTGCTTGATTTATTTGGTAAAATAGATTAGGCTGATAGCAACTAACTTAAGAACGTGGAGGTCAATATGGAAGTTAGCACAATCAACCCTACCCAATCACCACACATTGAAGACTTTATTCGTGGCTCGGACATGATTGATATTATGAATGGGAACTGGAATAAGTTATGGAGAATCAAGAAAGGTTTGCAAGGCAGACCTGATCTGTCTTTCCAATTCAATGTGCAACTTGGATTAGCCACAGAAGATTTTAATATCAAATGGGCTGAAGATAATTATATGCTGAAGTTTAACAAGCAAGCCAAACGACAATTACAATATGGCTTAATTAAACTTACAGGTACACTTGATGGTTTCTCAGGTACTAACTCTGAAGATGAGATTGAGTACATTGGTATCGAGTGCAAGCATACATACTCCTACAATACTATGGATAAGATGCTTGAATATTATATGCCACAACTACAGTTCTATATATGGATTGCCAAACTCAACAAGATAATATTCTCTGTTATCTTTGGTAATCAATGGAAAGCAGTAGAGGTATACCCATCAGAAGAATACTTAGATGGTATGAAAGAACAAATCAAATTGTTTTGGGAACACATAGTTCACAATACAGAACCTGATGATTTAGACTACAACACACAAGATCTACGTAACAATGTAGTATCTATTGATGGTGTGCCTATCAACAAGATGACTGCACGAGATGCATCACAAAGCAATAGCTTTACAGAATACACACAACAATACTTGCAACATGAAGATGCTGCAAAAACATTTGAGGCTGCAAAGAAAGCCTTGAGAGAAGAGATCAGGCCTAATGAAAGGGAGGTATACAACGACCTGATATCAGTAAAGAGAGACAAACGTGGATCGGTACGTGTAACAAAGAAAGGGTAAGCCGATCACTACTTACCCTTTATTATCTATAACATCTGGAGGTCGACATGACAGATAATAAAACTAATATCAAGAAAGCAGACTCAAGTAAAGTATATAACCTAAAGACTGCTATGCTTGAGTTTCAAAAACTATCCATCAGTGCAAGCAAAGATGGTAAGAACCCACACTTTCATAGTAACTATGCTACTTTGGAAGCTGTAATAGAAGCAGTAAATCAAGGTAATCAGTTTGGTTTATTCTTTACCCAAGAAATAAAATTTCGAGATTTATATGACAGTAATGAAGAATTAAATCAAAGTACTTTATATCCGATTGTACGTACTACTGTACATCATGTAAATGATAACAATATATTTGTATCTGAATGTCCAATCTTACTGCAACCTGCTTCACTACAGAACCCACAAAAACTGGGAGCAGCCATAACCTACTTAAAGAGATACACTTTGCAGAGTGTGTACGGATTACCATCTGAAGATGACGATGGTAACTTGGCAAGCAAGCCTTCAATAAAAACTGGAAACAGTAAATCATCACAAGGAGAACATGACGATGGATTATGATAACACAGACAGAGGTAGCCTATTCAAACCACGAGCAGATGAAAGTCTGCTTGTCCAAGGCAAGATGGATAGCAATCGTAACGAATACAGAATTGTAATTATTAAGTCTTCATTGCCTGATGGCAAGATTGCAAGAGATGTATATCAAAAGGTTGGTACTATGTACGAAAACGAAAAGACAAACGAAAAAGCACCTGACTTCTCAGGGCCAGTACAATTCAATGGTCAGGAGAAACGAAGAATGGCTGCTTGGAAAACTGTATCAAAAGATGGCAGTACTAAGTTCTTGTCTTGTCGTGTCGGTGACTCAACACCACGTAGTGACGGATTCAGTAACAATCAAACAATCGATCATCACATAGATGATGATGTAGAAATACCATTTTAATAGGAGGTAAACATGAAATATAAATTTATTGTTTGGGTAGGTGCTACAGATAATTACCACACCAAATATCGTGAAGCTATCCAAGAAGCAAATGATTGGATAGCCAAAGGATATGATGATGTAAAAATTGAAATAATAAATTGGAGAGAATCATGATAGGCAAAGCTAGAAACACAGATCCAAGAACCTCACATGAGGCTGCACAAAGCATGGACACTAACAGACTAGAACGTATCGTACTAGATGCCATCAAAGCACATGGCAAGAATGGTGCTACACACGACGAGGTATGGGATTACCTGCACCAAAGCAAAGGTAATCCCCAATACCGAGAGGGTAGCATCACACCAAGATACAAACAACTGGAAATGAAAGGACACATCTTCACAAATGGCACTACTAGAAAAGGTAGGGCAGGTCGTGGGCAACTAGTTAGGTATTTAATTGACCACAAAATAAATGCACAAGATATTCATGATGCTGTTTTGTTAGAGCAAGAAGAAAAAGATTACCAAGATGGCATGGCAAATCTACATGAAGATGCTGCTTGGTACAGACACGAGCAACATTTAGAAAATATGAAGAAAAACTCTTGATTTAAGAGGCATACAGTGGGGGTAAAGCACCCCTGCTGTATGATTGTAAGCAAACAATGCCTTTATGTCTGTATGTCTTTCATACGTTGAACAAGACGCATTGCCCTATTTGGCACTTGAGTTGCCCATTTAGATGCAGTCATTTCGTATGCAGCCTCAAACCAATCACGTTTATCGACTGCTTCTTTCATCTTTTTAAAGTTAGATAGTCTTGGCCTACCCATATTAAACATCATGTTGGCTATAATATGTTGTGCATCTACAGGTAGTACATCAAAGTCTTCATAAAGTTTTTTACATTCTTGTATTGTTACGTGTATATCTTGGGTAAGACAGTTGTTAACTCTTTCTTCTGATACAGGAGTACCCACAGGCTTTCCATATTCTTCATCCCATTCTGTAATCAGATGCCCTACTCCCATAGTAGGCAGTCCTAAATGGTCAAGATAGATTTCGTGCTTGATGCCCTCGTCTATAATGATTTCTTTTTTAAATTCCTCCATATTCATTTTGTCAATCCCTTTTGTTTTTCATATGTTCTAAGTCCACCTAAACCTAACATACCCATCAATACTGTCATCAATGAACCCATGTCAAATGTAGGTAACTCAGGTATAGCAACTCCGATATATGCACACAAGAATATTGTTACTGGTGCTAATACAAAATGCCAACACAAAGCTATGCCACAAGTCCAACCTATGAATGGTCTCCAACCTGCAACAAAAATAGACTTGTGCTGTGCCTCTGCTTTGTTGATCTCAAGCTGACCCTTAGCTAGTTCTTGTGCATGATTCTCAGCCATTGTTGCCACCTCATGTGCCAACTTATTCTTCATGTCCTTGTCTTCAATGAACTTGCCAAGTAAATTACTTACTGGCCCAATCAATGCTGTTAACATTACTTGTCTCCCTTATGCTCGTGACCCATCCATATACCAAACACACCTGTCATTACACCC